GCCTTCGTCGTTGAATGCTAGAGCAGTACCGCCTGCAGTGAAAGGCACAACAGTGGTAGCGTCAAACATCCAGCTAGCAGAGTTGACCCAATCAGCCGCCGCTGGAGCTACAGTACGAGTACCGTCTCCGAAACCAGTGGCGCAGTTAATGAGGTCAGTATCTACTTGGGTAGCCAACTGATAACCAGCGTCTTCTGTGTAGAACTGACGCAGAGTGGACAGAGCCTGTACTTCTACGATGTCCTCAATCAGACGCGAGTACTCAAAGTGACGGTCCACGGCAATCGTGAGTTCCTGCTCCACGTTAGCCTGAATCGTAACCGCAGTGTCAGCTACTTTAGCGTTAGCTTCTCCACGAATGGGCTTAGGTACGTGAATCAGGTCACCCTTCTTGCCCGTCATAGACATACGCTTGACGAGAGGGGCCATCTTGAGGTTCTTTTGATATGCGGCAATTACCTCATCACTCCAGATTTCTGGAATAAAGGTGTCTGCCGCGACTTTGTTGACGATTGAACCGCCGCCAACTGTACCGGGATAAGTTTGTTCAGCCATGATAATTCTCCTTTAGGCTAGCGAACTCGACCCTCGGCGTATGCCTTCAGAAGTTCATCTGAGAGGGCTTGGTATCGCTCTGGATCGGTTTTCATAAGTTTAATAATGTCAGCACGACGATAAACTTTCTTACGTGATCCTTCTGCTGTTCCACGAGCGTTGCCTGTACTAGCTGTCCTCACGGCACTCTTACGGGCGGCTTTTTCAGCCTGTGCGGTCTGTTGAACTACTTGGTTACGCTCTTTCCAGAGACTAAATAGTTCATGAGCCGCATCGTAATCGTACTGTTGGTCAGCCTGAACAAACAATTGTGTTCGGACTTTAGACCCCTTGATCCACTCAGCAAAACGTGGGTCCTGTAGTACAGACTCCATGTCAGGATGCTGTTGTTGAAGCTGTGCCATAGTAGACTGCTTTTTAGCTAGTGCAGTGTACTGCTCTGCTTCTCTGATCTTAGGGTGGTTATCTATAGCTCGACTAACAGCGGTCTTAGGATCAATAAAGAAATCTACATCATCTTCATCGCCTGTTTGTTGCTGTGGTTGAGGTGCTTGTTGCTCTGAGAGTTGTGTTTGGATGTAGTCATCAACAACGCCGCGTAGATCGCCAATTTCCGTACTCTGTTTGCCGGTAAACTTCTCAAGCTCTTGGTGCATTTGCACTAGGTCTTGAACAGACTTACCTTGGTACTTTTCTGGTAACTCAGGCTCCTGAGGTTGTTCCTCTTCTTGAGGAGTCTCTGTGGTGTCCTGAGTATCTAGCTCATCTACTGGTTCTTGATCTTCTTCCTTACGCTCATCAATTAGTGTCGCTCTTGACATTGTAAACTTACCCCGCCTTACGGTTATGGAGAAATAAAATGGAAGTTGCCCCGCAAAGGATTTCCGTTAGTTGGTCCCAGCATTAGTATGCTCACGTACCCATTTACTGTGTCGCCCCGGAAAATCTCCAGAGGCTCCTTCTAGTACGTGATTAGTGGCTGAGACAATCTTCGTAGCGTTAGCGCCACATCCGCACCTACTGGATGTAACGTCACCTTCTACAAATTTTTCAAAGATATGACCTTGGTCACACTTAAACTCAAATACTTTAATCATCTTCTTCAGTAGGCTTAGTAGCCTCTTCGTAGTTAGTGTTCATGATAGACTCCATGTTAAGTAAGTGGGCTAAGATGTTTAGTTGTCCCTTACGAAACTGAAGATCCCCTGAATCTTTAGTTGCTTCTACAGAGTTAATACTGTCTACGTTGCTACCAAAGTCCTCCATAAGTTGTTTCCAACCGTTTGTCATAAAAAGACTAAAGTAGTTATCGTAGTACTGTTGTGTTTCCTGATCCATATTGAGGCCTCTAAGGTTGTCTCTAGTTACTTCTTTGTACTGTAGTATACTATATATTATACCATACTTTTACTCAAAAGTCAAGCTTTATTTACTGTTTTGGTATTATTTACGCTTTTTCTTGGTCTTTTTCTTAGGTTTTGCTGGTGGTCGGCCTACTTTGTTACCATATGTACCCTTTCCGCACGGCATAGCTATCTCCTTACCATTTGACTTTGTTTGCCCAGTAAGCCGCAGACATCTTGCCTTTGGCGATGTTTTTAGCGTGTCTAGCCTTGAAAGACTTCTGTCTAGGGGTAGATTTCTTGTCCCCAGATACCCCCTGCTGTCCAAAGCGTATAGTCTTTACCTTATCGCCTTCCTTGGCTACCACTACGTGAGACTTAGAGGGGTGGTTAGGCGTTTTCTTCGGCTTGTTGTACCCGCTTACCCCTGCCCGTGCTAGTCTTGGGTCTTTTTCCTTCGGCATTAGATGACTCCTTCTGGCGCAGGCCCAACATTTGGCCCTCTAGGTCCACGAGGCGCTTCTCTAAGGCCTCTATCTTGCCCGAATGGGTCTCGAACAGTTTGTTCAGTTGGCCTAGAAATTTGTTGATTTCGGTCTGCGTCATTAACACGGGGTGTTACTCCTTTGTCGTTCATTGCTTTCTCTTTGAGGGCTATCTCGGCAACCTTGAGGCGTCTCTCAAACTCTTTGTCATCCTGATCGCCAGCCTGTAGGTTACGTGTGATAGCACTAATCTTGTCGATCTCAAGCTCCTGTGGTGCAAGCTGAGTGTCAATAGCGTACTTACCTGCTCTGGCCTGAGATTCAGCCGCTTGAGCCATAAGTGCCGCAGTCTGACTCTGCTGGAACTCCATCTGAGCCTGTTGAGCCATCTGAGCCATCTGCTGTTGCTGTGGATCAGGCTGAGACGCTTGCTCCATAGACGCAATCAGTTCCTCACGGTTGCTGAGGTTCATGTTGTCGATGATGCTCTGGATCAACACGGGGTAGATCGGGGAGTCCTGCTTCATGGTCTGGAGTAACTGCACTAACTGGGTTACCTCGTATTCCCTAGCGATTATTCCTAGGGTGCTAGTTGCGTTAAACTTATAGTCAGCTACAGGATAAGACTCAGGGTCAAACTGCATGTACCTGTGAGCCGCCTTGGTCACAAACGGTAACAAGAAGCTCTGTTGGAAGTTAATCAGAGTACGCTTCTGCCGCTTGATAATGGCCCCTAGGGACATACTGATTCCTGCGGCGGTTGCTTCACCGTTGATCTGACCAGCTATGCCTGCAGAGTCTACAGCACCTGTGGCCTGTTGTACCATCTGCTGTAAGGACTGAGCCTGTGCAAAGGTAATCTGACCTACCTGACCAAAGTTAAACGGCTGGAGCACCTCACGGGGGTCTCCGTTGGTCAGAATCATCTTACCCGGACGTACCTCAGGCTTAGCGCCTCTGGGTAGCCTAGTCGCGTCAATAGCCAACATTGGGTGGATAGTGAGGGACAGGGCGTCAATACGTGCGCGTAGCTCTGTATCAAGCGCCTTCTGGCTGTTGTAGCCCTTCTCACAGACACCACGGCCCCAGAACCGGCTAGGAACTACGTCCCACGGGAAAGCTACTACAGGACGGTCCTGCATCATGTAGGGGTTAGCCTCAGCCTTCAGGAGAGTACCGCCGTTAGCGATAACTACCACAGCCTCGACGTACATAGAGTCTACCTCTACCTCTACTCCCTCGTCTTTCAGAAGCTCTGTAGGCACGAGTCCGTAGTACTTCGTCAGCCTGACCTTGTCATCTCCGTACATGGTCAAGTCTTGATCTGGCTCTAGGTCTGCGTCAGGAGCCGCTGTGCCTACGTAAACATCGTTGTAAACCCCCTGCTCCTGCAGTAGCTCTACAGAGTGCTTAGACACAAACTCGTCGATAGCAACGCCCATAGCGTCCTCTACAGACGTAGCTACGGGATCAATCAGGAAATTCTGAGGCAACACGGGCTTGAGTTTGACTACAACCCTGTCTTGGATGTTAACGCCTACGGCAGTTAGTTCACCACCCATAATAGGCTCAGTAGCTGGGGCCATCTCCTTGATCTCCTCAAGGACAATCTCACCAATGCCCGTACCAAAGACTGCTGAGTTAATCAAACACTCCGCTACAGCCTTACGTACTTTAGTCTTCTCAAAGTCCTCAGACAGCTTCTGACGGAGGTACATAACGTCTTGGCCTTCTTTGTCGTTTACATCGTCTGCAATGTCAAACCACTTACCTCTACCAAACGTGGCCTCCTCAAGCTCAGCTACGTTAGACTCTACAGCCTGCTGAAGCGCAGGAGAGACAATACGAGAACGCTCCGATGCTCTCTGCGTGTTAGCAGGGTCCCATTGACCTCGCCATAGCCGATAGTACTCCTCAAAGCGTTCTTCGTAGTTGGATTCATAGTGATCTCTCCAGTTGCCACACTTAGTCATCACCCACTCTTCCAGAGACTCCTCTATCGTGAGGTGCTCAGGACTTAAAATATCTTCCACCATAGTATTTTCCTTAAAGTAGAGCTATGCTGTAGCCCATAGTAAAAATCACTACGGCAGATATAGCGTAAATTCCGTAAGTGTTAAGTCTTCTAAAAACACGCTTGTTGTTCATAGCTTTAACTAGTTCTTCGGGTAAGGGATTCATCATTTTAATAGCCTGCCACAATGTCTAGTACTTCGTGATCGTCAATCTCGTAGTCGTAGTGGTACGCCACTTGTGCTAACTGGTCGATGTACGCTAAGGCGTCAATCAGGTCATCGTGGGTTAGGGGGTCAGGGAACTGAAACAGTTGGTCTAAGAATCTGTTGTTCCACTCTGCCTTCTTGATGGCTATAAAGCCGTTCTCAAAGCGCCCCTGTAACGCCCACATAACCCTGTCAGTCTTCTTCTTGTTACCGTGAGTTAGCTCCTCGACCCTAAAGAATCTACCGTTACGCTTCATCATGTCGGTCAGAGGGGACATCACCGCCTGCTTAGCGATTCCTCGCTCAATACCAACGCTAACGGGTCTGTAGTCTCTAACGGCCTGAAATATCTTGGCGGCAGTCTCGTCAAGGCTCCACCGCCCATATATAATGTTGTCAACGTACCAACCATCAGGACTAACTTTAACAACAGCAATCGCAGTTTCATCTAGTTTAGAGTTTTTCGTCCGTTTCTTGTTTACTTCCTCAAAACCAGCTAGGTCAACTGCTATGTAGTAGTCACCTACGTCTGGTTCCTCTCCGTACTGTATCCAGTCCTCCCTAAACATCTCTGAGCCACGGGCCTCAAAGGACGCCATGAACTCCTGTCGGAACGCATAAGATGACATAGACTTCTTAGCCATGTCAATCTCACTAGGGTCCAGCAGGGGGTTGTCGTAAGACGTAAAGTGCCACCCTTTGTACGTCTCATCATCCCCTAGCTCTGCGTACTTGTACAACTCGTAGAAGTGGTTACGACCCATAGGCGTACCTATGAACATCGCTTGACCCTTCTGGTCAGCCAAGGCGGGTCTCAGGATCTGCTCCCATACATCGGGCTTCATATCCGCGTACTCATCCATGACTAGAAACTTCAAGGACACACCACGCATTGTCTCTGGCCTGTCGGCCCCCTTGAGACTAATCGTGGCCCCGTTGACCAGCTTGATCTGGAGATTATTGATGTGACTTCCAGATATGACAGGGTGTCCTAGCTCCATCAGAGTCTGCCACATGATGTCACGGGCCTGACCCTGTGTGGGCGCAACGTAAAAAACTTGCCCTTTGTCCGTCTGTAGGGCGTTTAAAATGAGCAACCAAGCGGCTAGACGAGACTTCCCTGTCCGTCTGCCTGCGGCTACTACCTTGAACCGTGTAGGATCAGAGTACACCTCTGACTGCCACGGCAGTAACTCTACGTTTAAGTCAGTCACTAGTTACGAGAGACTCCCTAAGTAAATTAGAAAGGAAACTGAGGATACCACGACAAGCAAGCCAACAACCACCACTGCCTGCTCTAGAGGGTCATTAGGGAACTTGTCCACGTTATCTACTCCTTCTCCGTAACAACGATGACTGTACACTCGCAGTCCCTGTCCTTATCCTCGTGGTGCTCCCTCTGGGCTGTGACAACACTTTTGATCTGCTCTCGTGTCACAGAGGTACACCCCACTAGGCCCAGAACGAGAAGAGCGAGTACTACGTGCTTCATGATCCGCTAGTCACAGTCATGGACTTGTGCTCCACAGAGTAACCGTAGCTCATAGGACCGTTAACAAAACGAGTACCGGAGAACCCCAGAACTGGTAGTCCCTTAATCTCCACGTTGTTATCGTCCTTAGGGAGCTTTTGTCCCGTGTTCAGGGTAGCTGAGCCAGCTTGGAACGCGTAGGAAACTTCTTTGTTTGTGCTCGTAACTAAGGCACTCTTAGAGTTAAAGGCTAGGACGTTCACAGCACCACACACAGTGTCTTCTATACCGTCAGGTGCATCAGGGACAAACTGAGAAGTGGCTGAAGTTGCGTTAGACTCGCGGTCACGCCTGATTAGAGACATCGGCTCACAAGAGTCTCCGTCAGCCTCAGTACCATCGTAAACCGTTGTGAACGGAGCAGACGCTGATTCACCGTTAGTGAAGTACTTTTTAGTCGGGAACGTGACTACCCAGTCAGTCTCTGCGGCTAGTGTGTCCTCTGTCTGTACCTCGTTGTTGATGCTCTGGGACGCTAGTAGGGCACTCATGGCTAACACAGACCCGTTTGTTTTGCTGGTGTAGTCTACGGTTACTCCGTTTACTGAGGCCTTAGGTACTCCGTCATCTAAGTCAGGTTCTAAGTTGCCCGGACTCTTGTGGTAGTTAGTGTTGGCCTTGGCCCATCCGTCAATAGCTGTAACAGGGATAGACATGGAGTAAGCTAGCTCAGGAACAATGAAAATAGAAGACCCTGAGAGTCCTCCTGTGGGTCCGGTTACGTCAGTAGAGGTGTTAGAGGCCCAAGCACCAGACCCTGTAGTCCAGAGGTCGATCAGTGAGTCACAGTCAGCTACGTCAACGGTGTCACTCACGACTCCCATCTCAATAACCTCTAGGTGGCCCATGAGGGTACGTGAGATGTCTCCAGACTCTTCACTCTCAAACAGGTACGGAACAAACGGCTGTGACCGGAGCGTGGCCCCAGACGCCAGAAGTTCTTGTGTACCGTCGTAAGGTGGGTTAGATGTACCTAGCTGTGGTACTGTGCAGGTACTGTCGTTTGTTATAACAGAAGTCCCACCAAAATCGTTAGTTGCCAACGCAACGGGAAATATGTCACGAGGTCCTAGGTACACGTTGAACTCAAGCACAACAGATGAGCCTTGTCCCTCCATGAACCTGACCTTAACCGCCTTTTGGTCACTAGTGTTGTTGATTACGTGCATGTAAGTGTTAGCGTTGTTCTCTGTGCTGTAGAACGGGTACATTAGTACTTGTCCTGTGGGAGACAGGGACTGCTCCGCAGACGCTACAGAAGAAGCTAGGACTGTTGTCGCTACAGCGAGTGCTAGGGCATTGGGTTTAGTTAACATTTAGTTTATCTCCGTTGGGTGATTTAAGTTTTATCTAGTTCTCACTAGAAATATCTAGACTGTCTAAAGCTTCTCTGAAGTCTCCAGACCCACCAAAGTGGTAGAAGACCTGTGGGATGCTTCTCTTGCCTGATAGGGACTCCACGAGATCCCACCCCTGCTTACCGTCTGGTATGTGAATAAAGTTGTACTTAAGTCCACTCTCTTCTGCTGTGGTCTTGGCTCTGGTACACGCGGGACACCAGTCGGCCCCTAGGATAGTTATCATCCTCCTCCTCCAGTACCAAACGAGTTTAACTCAAACGGGGAGTAAATTAGGTCTAGAGTGACTACTACCTCTAAGTTACCTACTGTGTCACATGAGGCCTTAACTACGTCTCCGGGCTGTAGTATAAACCCTGAGAAGCTCTCGATCATGAGATAGTCTTTAGAGTTTATTGTCTTGCTGTTTAAGATGTACACATCAGGGTCTGGAGTCTTATCTATGAACAGAGTTACATCGTTGTTAGAGTTGTCTAGGTTGGTGATGAACGTCATTGTCCACTGGCCTACAAAGCCATCAGGTACTGTGACTACATCAGCTACGTCAGTAGTGGTGAGGTTTACGTTCTGAGTGAATAACATTAGGAGTCCTTAGTGTCTAGAGCCTCTTGAGTGTCTAGAGCCTCCTGAGTGTCTAGAGCCTTCTGAGTTAGCTCTAGTCCTAGTCCTTGTTTTCCCAATCTCCCTCAAGAGGTTCAAGGTAGTCTTGGTCTTCTCCAGAGTCTCCTTGATCTCCACCTGTACCGCTAGACGTAATCTCTGTATGTCCAACACCAGAGATGTTAATGCTAATTGCGTTTCTTCCCGCATCCTTAATAACCTCTTTCTCAAAGGCCCCTACGGGCAGTATTCTGTCTACAATAAGCTTCCAAGCGGCGGCTTGAGCCTTGTGTTCGTTGTCCAGCGCGGCATCAAAGATGGCCTCTAGGACCTTAGCTGACTTAGGACTGGCTAGCATACGAGCTTTGTACTCGTTCATGATGCCAGCGTCACCCTTAGGCCTACCTACCTTATTACGCTTGCCTGTAGTCTTAGAATCGACGAGAGCCTTCTTTGGTCTACCCCTTTTCTTGGTAGGGGCTGTAGGAGAGTCTTCCATAGTTGTCCCTTATGTATTACCTGAGTTATCACCCTGTCACCCCAGTAACTCTAAAGATGTCCTAGACTGCGTCTGTAGCTGACTATCTAGCACACTTACTACAACCTACGATGGGGCTCTGGATGATCTATTAGTTCTTAAGTACTACTTAGTAGTGCTCTAGTTCAGAGTCCTCTTTAGTTGTCTCTAAAGTACACCTATATTATACCATAGATTTACTCAAAAGTCAAGCTTTATTTACTAAAGTGGTACTATTTACATATCTAGGGGTCCCTTTGGCCTAAACTAGAGGCCTTAAGCTCGCTAGACACCCCTCCTTTTGTACCCCCAGTGCACCAAAGTAGTGCATAAGTGTAACTTGAGGGTAATCAGGAGGTTAGCTAGTAGTTAATTTACCTAAGTTTTACCTCTTTTTTAGCTAAATTCACCTTATTTTGTGTCTGAGTAGCTACAACAATAGTATTCACAAGTAAACACGGCCCCCCGGTCCCAACATGAGGCCGACCCTCCAGTGTAACACAGGGCCACGCTCATGTCAAGCACAAGATACTGTGAATAATACCATTGACACACCAAAGGATCTATGGTAGGCCTTGGGCCTCGTGTCCTAACACAAGTCAACACGTGGTGTCAAGTGTTATGTTTGTGAATATTCACGGGAGGCCCGAGTATACCACAAGACAACATGAGATGTCAATGTGAATAGTACCAAAGAATCCTGTAGACACGAGTGTGTGAACCCATGTAGGACCCTCAGGCTGGACTAGATACTACTCTAGGCCTGATGTCAACAGCCTATAGATATACTGGTACTATTACCAAAGGCCTTGACACGGGAAAACAAGTGTGGTATTCACGCGCGTTCCTCTTTATACAAGGGCTACTGAGGCCACCTGAGAAGTGGTAATATTCACACTTGACTTTGGGCTGGCCTGTGCTATTATGGTTACAAGTTAAACGAAGGGAGGCCTGAGGCCATGGAACCAATGCCAGCAGATATACGCGCAGTATCATATGAGGCCCTAGAAAAACTAGCGACCTTTTACGAGAGCCGCAAAGAGTGGTACAAGACTACCGCTAGACGCAGTATGCCTAGGGTAAGCCACGAAAACCTAGACAGGCTATACAATGAGCTTGACAGGAGAGACGGGTTACTAGACGATAACTACCAGCTAATCATTCCACAGGAGGCCTGAGGCCATGGCAATTCATAAAGACTACAGTGTATACGTTGGTACTGATCGTGTTTACTTTGAACACATCATTAAGGGCGAGGACGATGCTATATGCGTCTACGTTATGCAGGGGACTATCTGTTATGACTACGACATGGCATACTGCATGATACCAGAGGCCAGAGAGTGGCTTGATGCTAACGGGTACGATACTAGCGACATCTTAGGTTAACAGGGGGTTGCGTTAGTGGTAGGCCTAGGGTACACTCTGGGTCTACTGCTAAACCAAAACCACAAACGAGGGTAATACTATGAAGGTTAGAAACGTAGGTAGCAACATGACAGAGCTTCTGGTTAACGGGTACACAGTGCTCTTTAGCTA